ATGGGTTACGGTTACGACTATCCAGCAGCAATCATCATTACTAACACGGCTGCCCATACAGGCAGATTTGGTAAGGTGCATTGCTTAACAGATGCAGAGGCAACTTTTGTTGCTGAGAACATTACAGAGAATGGATCTGCAACTATCAACGGCATCACAATGAAGGCATCCTCTGAAGTTTGTGGTGTTATTACAAGTATCACTCTTGCAAGTGGTCAAGTCATAGCTTATAGATTATGAGTCTTGCTAATGCACTAAAAACAGCAGCCTCTAAAACTTTAAAAAAACTTGGAGGAGATGTAACTATCAGACGAGTCACTGCTGGTGCTTATAACACAACAACAGGAGCGATCACAGAATCTACATCTGATACAACTGTTAAAGGTGCGTTAAGTAATGTAAACAGATCCGAGGTAAATGATCTGATTGAATCCCAGGATAAAAAATTAATAATTGCATCAAAAGATATAAGTTTTGTTCCAACAACAAAAGATAGAGTTGTTATCAGTAGCGTTGAATTTAAAATTATTCAAGTTATTACGAATGAACAAAATAATACACCTGTAAGTTTTGATCTTATCTTGAGGTAATTATGGCCAGAGAAATAGATGTAACTGACATTGGAAATCATTTCGGTGAAAAAGTCCAAAAGACTGTACGAAAAGCAACCTTTAAAGCAGAAAAAGAAATTAAATTTTTTACACCAATTGATACAGGTCGATTAATTGGATCTTGGGAAAGAGACATAAAACCTTTTATAGGAGTTGTATTTACTGATGTTGAATATGCCGAACCTGTCGCTTATGGAACGAATCTTCCTCCAAGCTGGGGTGGTCAATATAGGACAACAAAGCAAACCATAAAAGGATATCCAGAGATGATCGCAAAACAACTAGAACAATATATAGTTGATGAGTTTAGGAAGGCATAATGGCAGCAACAGATTTAAATACAGTTAGATCCACCATAGAGGCCAGGCTTGCGACTGAACTAGCATCAAGTCCAGCTATTCCTGTTGTATTTAACAACATGGCTTTTGATTCCACAACAGAAGATACTTTTGTTCAATGTCAGACAAGTTTTGGGTCTGGAAGTTATTTGACTATGGGAGGATCTGCCAACTCTACAAATAGTGTTGTCGGTCTAATTCTTTTAAATATTTTTACAGAAGAAGGGATTGGCTCTGGTGCAAATTTAGTAATTGGCAAACGGCTGCGTGACCTCTACAATAACCTTACAGTTTCAAATGTAATTTTTGATTCACCTATCGGCCCTGAAGTTTTAACCTCAAGTCCTGAAGGTAAGTTCCAAACTCAAATCAGGATTACTTTTGAAATATATGAGGAACTTTAAATGGAATTAACAGAAGAACAACTTGATGCGGTAGAAGCTGTAAAGGGTAGACGTGACCCTGCTTATTGGGATGGCCGTTGCAAACGATATATGGAAAACCAAGAAAATTTAAAAAAAGATGTGAAAAAACCTAAAAAAGGTTAATATAAAATAAATACTTTCTTTTGTTATGGCTATTAAGGGTGATGTTGGGAAAATCATGTTTGAAAATGCTGGCGGCACTGAAGCTGACGTTGGACAAACAAGATCATGGTCTTTGTCTATCTCAAAAGACACGATGGAGACAACAAAACAAGGCGACACATTTAAAACTAATATCGGTGGCTTAATCCAAGGTGAAGGTTCAGCAGAACTTTTATATGCCCCTAGTGAAACTGGAGCAGGTTATACAACATTTATTGATGATGTTTTAACAACAGGTGATAATGCTGACGCATTATTTGAGTTATTCCCTGATAGTGCAACTTCAGCAAAGAAAATTAGTTTTGCTGGAATTATTACTTCAGCAGAATATGGAGCAACACTTGGTGAAGTTCAGATAATAAACATCAGTTTTCAGACAAGTGGTACTATTACTTCAGCTATATAGTACATTTTAAATAACAACCCCAAATTAATATGGCAACAAAAAGATCCGTTGATTTAATCACTGATGCTTTCAGTAGTGAAATGTCAACTCGAAGAAAATATGAATTAAAAAATTCAAATGGTGATCTAATAGAAACATTATATTTTAAACCGTTAACAAGATTTGATAGGAAACAAGCTCAAGCCGCCACTGGTACTGATGATGCTTTAACAATTTCTACTAGACTACTTTGTCAACTTGCTGAAAAGGAAGATGGCAGTAAAGTTTTTGCGATTGCTGATGCTGAAAATTTACAAAGATTCTTACCAGAAAGTGTTTTAAATGAACTTGAATTATTTATGATGGATATCCAGGTTGATATTGATACAGCAAAAAACGAATAAGGCGAGATAACTGGTTAAACTTTGAGTTTTTTCTCGCAACAGAATTAGGCAAGTCTATTGAAGAATTAAGAAAATCAATGACGGAAGAGGAATTAATACATTGGGCTGCATATTATGAAATCAAAAATGACAGAGAAAAACAAGAAATGAATCGTCAAAAGGCAAAATCAAGGTAGAATATAATAAAGGTTATTTGTTTCTGTGGCTCAATCAACGGTAAAATTAATAGTTGATGCGAGTAACGCAATCTCTCCATTGAAGAGAGTTAATGATCAAACAAAGTTATTAAGTCAAAATACAGATAAATTAAAAGGCCGTTTAGATAAATCAAACAAATCAATTAGAGATACTGGAGCTTCTGCTAAAACAGCCCAATCAGGTGTTAAAGGTTTAGTTGGTGCATTAAAACCTTTACTAGCAGCTTTGGCTGTAGTTGGCACAGCAAGATTTGTCTTTGTTAAAACAGCAGAATTAGAAAGCCAAAGAAAAAGTCTTGAAGTTTTAACTGGTTCTATAGAAAAAACAAATGGGATAATAAAAGAAATGCAAGACTTTGGTGCTGTAACACCATTTACAAGTAGTGAACTTATAGAAATTACTAAAAGAATGAAAGCTTTTGGTGTTGAGACTGAGAAAGTAACTGACATGACACGAAGAATCGCTGATATTGCTGGTACTGCTGGTGCGGATATTAATTCAGTTTCACTTGCAATAGGTAAAGTCGTAGCAAAGAATAAATTCCAGCAAGAAGAAAATATTATGTTATTAGAAAAAGGAATAAATGTAACTAAGGAATTACAGAAAATTACTGGGATGTCAGCAGAAGAACTTGCGGATGCAATGAGCGATGGTGCGATAAGTGCTGATCAATTTAGACAGGCGATTGTAAATTTAACAAGTGAGGGTGGGGAGTTCTTTGGTGGTGCTTCTGCACAGGCAGATACATTAAATGGAAGATTAAGCACATTGCAAGATACAGTTGAAACTTTAGCAAGAGCAGTTGGAACTGAACTTGAAGATGAGATTAAAACAGTTTTAAATCTTGCGATAGATGCTGTTAGTCAAATCACAAAACTGGTAGAAAGCATTGGTTTGGTTAATAAATTAGGCAAAAAAGATATGGTAAAAATTGAAACAGAGGCTAGAGATTTTGCTACTGAAGAAATAAGTAAAGATTTTGGTTTTTTTGAAAGAAGATTTAACAAAAATGCTAGAGAACAGTTTCAAGAAATAATGAATTTAAAGAAAAAAGAATTAATCACAAACGCTCTAACAGTTAAAAAACTAGAAGAGCAAAAAATTGAAACAGAAAAAATTGCAGAATCTAATAATAAAATTCGTAAAATACAAGTAAAGAATGGTCAAATTGTATATAAAACAAATCAAACTACAAAAGACCTTTCAAAAAGTACAACTAAGAACGTAGAAGCAATAGAAAGTAAAATAACCGTTAATGATTTATTTAACGAGAGCCTTGGCCAGACAAGCTTTTTAGTTGATGGATTATCTCTTGGTACTGAGAAATTTGCTGAAAATTTACTGAACGTAAAAAGTGAAGCTGATTTGTTAAACGAAAAATTTATGGAGATTGGTCAAAGTGTCGAACAAGGCATAGTTTCTAACCTTACTGATGCTGTTATGGGAACTCAATCGTTAGCTGATGCTGCAATTAATGTTTTGAATGATTTGAAAAGAAAACTTGTTGAGGTTGCAATGCAACGAGCAACTGCTGGTATAGGCGACAAGATTGGTGGTTTTTTAGGAGGTATTTTTGGCGGTGGTAAGAAAAGCGGTGGAGGGTTATTTTCTGGTGGAGGTGGCGGAGGTGGTGTCGGTTTTGGTTCTGTCAATCTTGGTATTAGTCCACTTCTTGGCTTTGCAAATGGTGGTAGACCACCTGTAGGCAAGGCTTCAATCGTTGGAGAACGTGGGCCTGAAGTATTTGTCCCAACCAGTTCTGGTACTATAATTCCAAATAATATGATAGGAGGAGGAGGTGTTACAAATATGGTCACGGTAAATGTAGACGCATCGGGCGCACCACAAGTCCAAGGAAGTACAGCCGAGGCAAACCAATTAGGACAACTTATTGGTCAGGCTGTACAAGAACAACTTGTTAAAGAGAAAAGACCTGGAGGATTATTAACATAATGGCAACATTTCCCTCGATCACCCCAACCTATGGAACAACTCAAACTGTTGAGCAAAAAGGGCTTGTTACAAAACTTGGTGATGGTTATGAGTTCAGAACTGTTTTTGGATTACCAGCGAATAAAAGACTTCATGTTGTGAATCTTACTTTTAATATTTCTGAAACTGATTCCGATACTATCGACACTTTTTTAAATAGTAGATTTGATGATCAGGCTTCTTTTGATTACACAATGACAGGAGAATCTTCTGCAAGAAAATTTAAATGCACAAGAAGATCAAAGTCAATTCCATATTTAAACAGGGTAAATATGAACTTAACTTTTGAAGAGGTTGCAGAACCATAGATGGCAATACCAACCTCTGAACTACAAAACATAAATCCTTCTGCTGTTATTGAGTTGTTTGAACTTCAACTTATAGCATCTATTCATGGAAGTAGTACTTTATATCGTTACCACAGTGGATCAAATCAAAATGGAAACGGTGAACTTGTTTGGCAAGGTAACACCTATGCAAGATTTCCATTAGAGGCTGAAGGTTTTGAATTTACAGGCAAAGGACAAATCCCAAGACCTACCTTAACAGTAAGTAATATTTTATCTACACTTACAGCCGTCATAGCAACTGTTAATGCTTTTACCCCTGCTAACGATCTCAATGGTGCAAAATTGACAAGAATAAGAACTCTTGCCAGTAATCTTGATGCTGCAAATTTTTCAGGAGGATCAAACCCATTTGGAACTCCAAGTGCTGATAAGTTTCCCGATGAAATATATTTTTTAGATCGGAAAGTATTAGAAAATAGAAAATTTATTAAATATGAGTGTGTTTCTGCTCTTGATTTGACTAATGTAAGAGTACCAAAAAGACAATTTACTAGAAAAGATTTCCCTGGTATCGGCACTTTTATTGACGCATGACTTGGAAAGAAAAAGCAGTACAACACGCAAAAGAATGTCTACCTAAAGAATCTTGTGGTCTTCTGGCAATAGTAAAAGGTAAAGAGGTTTATTTTCCTTGTAAAAATTTAGCAAATGATCAAATAACTTATTTTATTATTGACCCCGATGATTGGGCTAATGCAGAAGATAGCGGTGAACTTGTCGGACTTATACATTCACATCCTAAAGGGCCAATATTTCCTTCGGAGGCTGATAAGTCAGCTTGTGAATATTTAGGCTTACAATGGCATATCTACAGCCCTGAGATAGACGATTGGCACAGTTTTAAACCTTCTGGATATAAGTCATCAAAAGTTATCGGAAAGACATGGATTTGGGGGGCTGCCGATTGCTGGACTATTGTTGTTGACTATTTTAATGATAAAGGATTAAAGGTAGGAGATATGATAAGACCAAAAGATCCTGTTGAAATGTTGACTAATCGAAAGTTTGAGAAAGAAATTCCTTTATGTAATTTCAAAGAAGTTAATGATGATATAAAAGAAGATGATTTATTATTGATGAGCATGGCAAAAAACACTGGTTGTCATGTTGGTATCTATGTTGGAGATCAGATGGTTTTACATCATCAAGTCGGTAGACTAAGTTCGAGAGATTTGCTTGATGAGCAAATGTATAAATCAATTTATAAGAGGTATCGTCATGTTGAGAAAAATTAAAATTTATGGAAAATTAAGACAATTAGTCGGAAAGACATCATTTGAAGCTGATTTAAATTATGTTGGACAGGCTTTTAGTTTTTTATGTTGCAATTACCCAGAAGTAGCAAATCATTTACATAATCAAGTTTATAAAGTTTATTCGGGTGACAAGGTAATAACTGATGAAACTTTAAATATGACAGGTGATGCTGAAATAAGAATTATTCCTGTTGCAACTGGTGCTATTGGTATGGTTCCTTTTTTTGCTCCAGTTATCAGTAGTTTTTTCGGAGGGGTAGCAGCAAGTGTTGGTTTAACAGGTATATTAGGATCTGTTGTAACAGCAGCAGCTACAAGTTTGGTTATTAATGGTGTCACTTCGATGCTTTCACCTCAACCACAAATGCAAGGGCCGTCTGGTATGGAAAGGACAGATCCATCTTCTCTTGCATCAAACTATTCATTCAGTGGTATCACTAACATAAGCAAAAGTGGAGGGCCGATTAATTTAATATATGGAGAAACGATAGTTGGTTCATGTACAGTTTCAAATGGTATTGATACAGTGCAAGTAAGAGGTGACGCATAATGGCTGGAATCCAAGAATTTAGTCAACAGACTGTCTTTACAAATCCAGACCTCCCATCTGATACACTTTCCTCAAAACAATTTAACACCCTCGTAGAGGCTGTGGGGGAAGGTGAGATTGAGGGAAGTGCAACAGCATCAAAAGCTGGTTTAACAAAAGGCACAACTGCATATAATAATGCTTTTAAAAAAGATATTTTTCTTAATGGAACACAACTTCTTCAAACTGCTGCTTCTAATTCTTCACCCGATGATAGTGATTTTAATTTTAGAGATGTAGGTTTTGAGCCTAGATTTGGTACTTCAGATCAAACTTTTATTGGTGGGATTGCAAACATCGAAACAGAAAGCAGTGTTGGTGTTGCTGTAACCAGTGGCAATCCAATAACAAGAGCAGTATCTAACACTTCTGTTAATGCAATCAGGGTTACAGTATCCTTTACAAGTATTCAAACAGTTGAAGATAATGGTGAAATTACAGGTGCTTCTGCTGGAGTTCAAATACAAATAATCCAAAACGATGGCACAACTACAACACCAATTGACGATACTGTTACTGGAAGATCAGCCAGTACTTATTTTAGAGATTATTTAATTACCCTTCCAACAAATACAAGTTTCCCAATAAATGTAAGAGTTTCAAGAACTACTGACGATACTACAAGCCCTATATTTTCTGCCTTCTCCTGGTCAAGTATGACTGAGGTAATATTTGAGCAAAACGCATATCCAAACACCGCACATTTAGCTTTAAGATTTAGTGCAGAATCTTTTCCAAGAATCCCCAAGAGGTCATTTAGAGTCAGAGGAATTAAGACAAAGATACCTCACAACGCAACTGTTGATATACAAACTGGTCGTATTACATATAGTGGAACATTTAATGGAACATTTAAAGCTGCTACAGAATGGCATAGCGATCCAGCGTGGGTGTTATGGGATTTGTTGACCAACACAAGATATGGTTTATCTATCGCAGAAAGTTCTTTAGATCAATATACATTTTACAATCAATCTGTTTATAACAATGAGTTAGTGGATGATGGCCTTGGTGGACAGGAGGCTAGGTTTGCAATAAATGTAAATATTACACAACAATCAGAGGCATTTAATTTAATAAATGATCTCAGTTCTGTAATGCGTGTGATGCCTTTTTATAGTGCAGGGGCAATAAATATATCAGGGGATAGACCAACTGATCCAGTTTATTTATTTAACCTATCCAACGTCACAGAAGATGGGTTTCAATATACTGGTTCTTCATTAAAAACAAGACACACCGTTATAAATATTGGATATTTTGATCTTGACACAAGAGAGATAGATTATGAAACTGTAGAAGATACAACAGCCAGTGCAAAATACGGCACAGTTATAAAAACAATTCAAAGTTTTGGCTGTACAAGCCGAGGCATGGCTTCAAGAATGGGCAAATGGTTTTTATATAATGAACAAAATTCTGGTGAGACTTGTTCTTTTGCTGTAACACTAGAAGCTGGAACTTTAGTAAGGCCTGGGCAGATAATTGAAATAAGCGATCCAGTGAAAGCTGGATCAAGAAGAGGTGGGAGGATCGCATCGGCTACAACCACTGCAATAACAGTTGATGATACGGCAAATACAGATTTGGATGCAACAAATAATGCAACATTATCGGTTGTTTTGTCTGATGGGTCAGTCGAAACAAAAAATATATCAAGTATAGATGGAGCAGTAATTACTGTTTCTTCTGCTTACTCTTCTGCGCCAAATGCAAACAGTGTTTGGATTTTACAAAATGACACTTTACAAACAACAACTTGGAGAGTTATAAGCGTAAAAGAAAGTCAGGATCTTACATTCCAAATAACAGCTTTAGAACATAACACTGGAAAATATGCCTTTGTAGAAGATGGAACTGCCTTACCAACAAGAACAACCACTGTTTTAACCTCTTTAAAAGATGCCCCTGGTAATTTATCAGCAGAAGAAAAAATTGTTGTTATTGATAATAAAGCTGTAAGTAAAATATTTTTTAACTGGCAACCTGTTGCAGGCGTAAGTAAATATCAAGTTCAATATAGATTTAATAATGGTAATTTTATAACACAAGATGTTTTCAGAAATACTTTTGACATTGAAAACAGTCAAAAAGGTACTTATGAGATAAGAATATTTAGTTATAACGCTTTAGATAAACCAAGTGCAGAGCCATCAAACGATACCTTCATTGCTGTAGGAAAAACAGCATTACCATCTGACGTGCAGAATTTACGCATAGAGCCAATATCAGATCAATTTGTGAGGTTACGTTTTGATCAATCAACCGATGTAGATGTGGTTCATGGGGGAAACGTTGTCGTCAGAGCATCAAACCTAACAGATGGAACTGGAACTTTCACCAACTCAGTTGATGTGATCCCTGCATTGCCAGGAAACGTCAGTGAGTCTATTGTTCCAAATATTGTTTCTGGAGAATATATTTTAAAATTTAAAGATGATGGTGGCCGGTTAAGTTCTGGAGAAACTTCAATAATTGTTAATAGTCCTGACCCTTTCCCAAAATTAACAGTCTTAACAGATCGAGAAGATAATGATTCACCACCTTTTGCTGGAGCAAAAGTTGATTGTTTCTTTAGTGATGAAGTTAATGGCCTTGTTCTTGGCTCATTGGTGACATTAGATGATGTACCTGATTTTGATGCCATGTCTGATTTTGATTTCTTGGGTGCTGTTGATATAACAGGCGGTAATTATAGTTTTGCCAATACGCTTGATTTAGGAGGTAAGCAGCCCTTGAGATTGAGAAGGCATATTGTTTCTCAAGGCTTTTATCCAAATGATTTGTTTGATAGCAGAACAGCAAATATTGACACTTGGAGTGATTTTGATGGAGCCACTGCATTTAATGTTGGAGCTTCTTTACTTGTAGCCACTACTGATAGTGATCCTGATACCTCAACTGCTGGAACGTATGCAATATCAGGAACAACTATTACTATTACAAAATCTTCACATGGTTATTCTGCTGGTAGTTTTGTTACTGTTGACTTTACCTCTGGAACAGGGGTTGATGGTGATTACCAAATACAAACAATTCCAGATGCAAATACATTTACCTTAACTTCTGCAACGTCATTAACAACAAGTGGTAACTGTACTTATAGTGCAGAATTTTCTCAATTTAATCCATTTGTTAATGGAACATTTGTTGCAAGAGGATTTAAATTTAGATGCGATATGGACACAAACGACCCAGCGCAATCTATTGAAATAGATCAACTTGGATATACAGCCCAACTAGAAAGCAGAACAGAAACAAGTCTTGGTAATGCAGGGGCTACTACAGGAGGTCATATAGCATCTGGAACTTCCACCAAGTCAGTGTCCTTTACAAATACCTTTTTTACAGGCCAGTCTGGAACTAGTATTGCAGCAAATTCTGTTTTGCCATCAATAGGAATAACGATAGAAAACGCTATATCAGGTGATTTCTTTGCTTTATCAAATATAACAGGAAGCGGTTTTGATATTGATGTAAAGAATGGATCAAGTCATGTTAATAGAAATTTCAAATATGCTGCAACTGGATTTGGGCGTGGTAGTTGATTTTAAAGTAGGATATACTTAAATAAAAGTTGGATTAAGTAATGGCTCAACATGATTATGTAATAGATAACTCCACTGGAGCTAACGTCAGGGCTGATATAAATAATGTTCTTTTAGCAATTTCAAGTAATAATTCTGGATCTTCTGCCCCTTCTACAAACTACGCTAGTCAATTTTTCGCTAATACCAATACAAGTATTATGCAGTTAAGGAATACTGCTAATAATGCTCATATAAATTTATTTAGTTTAGCTGGTGGGCCAGCATTTGCTGTTGATGGAACAATAAATAGTATAAATATTGGTAAAGGTGCAAACTCTGTTGCTGCTAATACAGTTCTTGGAAGAAATGCTTTAGATGCTTCTGTTACTGGCGACCACAACACAGCTATTGGAAATAGTTCTCTTACCACCTTAACTTCTGGAACTAGAAATGTAGCAGTTGGTTCTTTAGCTTTATCAACTACTACAACAGCAAATGATTCAGTAGCAGTTGGCTATAACTGTCTAGCTGAAGTTACAACTGGAACTTTAAATGTGGGTCTTGGTGCTTTTGCTGGAGATGCAGTAACAACTGGAAACCAAAATATTGCTATTGGATATAGATCACTTACAGCAACAACAACTGGAAGTAGTAATGTAGCAATTGGAACGGATACGCTTAGATCAAATACAACCGCTTCCAACAACACAGCAATAGGTGAGGGTGCTTTACTAGCAAACACAACTGGAGCTTCAAACGTAGCTTTAGGTGCTTTATCTTTAGATGCAAATACAACCGCAAGTTTTAACTGTGCTTTAGGTCATAGCTCATTAACAGCAAACACAACTGGAGACAGAAACGTGGCTTTAGGTCACGAAGCTATGTATACGAATACTGTTGGCGATAGAAGTGTTGCTATAGGTATGCAGGCTTTATACAAGCAAAACCCTAGTAGCAATGCAGATATGAATAATGTTGCGATAGGTCACTCTGCTGGTTTTGAAATAACAACTGGAACTAATAACATAGCTATAGGTGCTGGTGCTTTAGATGCGAACACAACGGCAAGTAATAATACGGCAGTTGGTCATGTAGCTTTATCAGCAAACACAACTGGAACATTTAATGTAGCTGTTGGAGCTAATGCTTTAGATGCAAATACAACTGCTAGTTATAACACCTCTATTGGATATAACTCTTTGACAGCAAATACAACTGGATCTTCTAATACAGCCGTGGGTTCTAATGCTTTAGAGGCAACTACAACTGGATACTATAATTCAGGACTAGGTCAAGGTGCGTTATTTGCAAATACTACAGGTCATAACAATAGTGGATTTGGTTATAATGTTTTAAATGCAAACACAACTGGAGCATTTAACACAGCCGTAGGTTCTTTAGCGTTAGGTGATAACACAACTGGAGTAAGTAATACAGCTATCGGTGGTAATGCCTTGGAAAATAACACTACTGCTTCTAACAACACTGCTGTAGGTAAAGATTCATTAAAAGCAAACACAACAGGAACTCAAAACACTGCCGTAGGTGCTGAAGCATTAAAAGCAACTACAACAGGAGTTCAAAACTCTGCTTTGGGTTTAGCTGCTTTATATGCAAACACAACAGGTTCTGACAATACAGCATTAGGAAGATCAGCTTTATCAGCCAATACTACTGCAAGTAATAACACAGCAGTAGGTTCCAGTGCTTTAGTAGCAAACACAACTGGAACGGAGAACACTTCTGTAGGAATGAACTCATTAGCAGCTAACACAACAGCATCAAATAATACTGCTGTTGGTGCGGCTAGTTTAAATGGAAATACTACAGGAGCAGATAACACTGCATTTGGCAGACATGCATTAGTTAATAACACAACAGCAAGCAATAACACTGCTGTTGGTAAGGATTCCTTAAAAGCAAACACAACTGGAGCAGGTAACGTTGCTGTTGGAGATAGAGCTTTAAATGCAAATACTACGGCAAATAACAACACTGCTGCTGGATATAAAGCATTATTTTCAAACACAACAGCAGCGTCAAACACTGCTTTTGGTTCTAATGCGTTAGATGCTTGTACGACTGCACCTAGTAACGTAGCAGTTGGACATAATGCCTTAACCTCAAATACAACTGGAGATGGTATGAATGTTTGTGTTGGTAAAGACGCTGGAGATTCTATAACTACTGGACAAAGAAACGTATGCGTTGGAACAAATGCAAACCCAAACAGTGCAACTGGTTCGAGACAATATATATTTGGACATGATATTACTGGAAAAGGTGATCAAACTTTCTTTGCTGGTGGAAGCTCTGGTGCTTTCAATGAAGAAAATGTAACTGTTTGGCGGCAAACTTCAGATCAAAGAATAAAAAAAAATATAGTAAATTATGAAACTGGACTTGCGATAGTAAATCAAATACAAGTACGAAATTTTGAGTATAAAACAGAAGATGAGATTAAAACTGACAATCCAGAATTAACAGATGTTGTTAAGTCTGCTGTTGTAAATAAAACTGGAACTCAATTAGGATTGATTGCTCAAGAAGTAGAACCAATTTTAGGAAGTGCTATTTCGACAACTTCTGGTGGTGTAAAAACGCTGCAAACTGAAGGTTTATTTTGGCATATGTTAAATGCTATAAAAGAACTATCCGCAAAAGTCACAGCCCTCGAAGCAGGGTAAACTGTAAAC